AATTGGGTATGAATACTTTTGCCATTTCGTTCTCCTTATCTCGTTCTGAAATCAATTATTAACCCAAACTCAAGTTTAGAAAACCCCAAATACAAAAGTTCTCAAAAAAATATGTTTTTCTGTCCCTGAGAAAAAGTTTCAAAAGTTTCGTTCAAAGTGCTTGACCTTTTGAATGATTGGATTTATTATACCTATAGAACGAAAGCAAAGGAAGTACGGAAATGAGAGTAAACAAATCAGAAGTAATTTTTATATTGGATGCATGTTGGAATCAGTTTGTTAATGGTCTGGAGCAATTCTGCGGAGATCAGGCAGTTGACATGCTAATGTGCGAATGTGGATATGTCGGGGAAGATTCTGGGGAATTATACGACATAGTTGCTGAGTATGAAGAAACATTATTCAGCGAAGGAAGGGTGGCAAGATGAGAAAGCAAGAATGGCTTGAGGACTTGGCTGAGAAGGTAGCTGCGCAGTTGGATACTTCCGGGAAATCCATGGAACAGATTGCACTCAATTTTGAAGGGATTATGATGGAGAAATCCGGGTGGCAGATTGCTCCTTGCGACACGCTCCATTTGGGCTCTTCCAGAGGCTATTGGGAAATGTGGTTCAAATCCCGGTGGGATGATCTTGAGATAAATGTCAACGTCACCCGGCATACCCTTTCAAGAACGGAAGGCAAACTGGTCATCGAAGTCTCTGTTGTTGTGGACGTGTTCGGGGAGGAGTCATAATGTTGCTTAATGGAGATTTGGGCCAAATGTGTCGCCAAAAAAGTGCTTTGAGAATGGCTGGTTTCATAGTCGGGCAAACTGACATTTATCCGACTGTTGAAGAAAGTGATGTTGAAAGGGCATTGCTGTTTATATACATAAACAAAATTGATGGGTGGTGGAATTATGAAAGTGATTTCATCAATCACGGCATTTGTACCAAAGAGCAATTTTGGACAAAAATGGAGGACTCATGAACTGGCATGGCATCGGAAGATATTTTTCAGACTGGAGAAGGAAAGTCAACGGCATCCAGAGCACCAATCAATACAAAGGTTTTGGGCGAACAAACAACCCAAGAAATCACAATTCAAAAAAAGCATCCAAGGCAAAAAAGAAAAACAGAGCCGGGAGCAAAAGAAGGAAGGCAAACAGGTGAAAGCATATACAAGAAGACAGGTCATAACAATATGGTTGACGCAGCAAGACAGACTTCTGGATAGTTTTGTTTGTCCCGATTGCCGGGACATTCTGGAGCAGATAGCAGGTACATTAGAATGTACGAATGAAGCCTGTATAAACAAGCAGAGATTTGCTCTTAATGGGGAGGTATTATATGGGCACGATAATTAGAAAGGACACCGACACGGATGTTATCCGGGAGATTACTTTGGATCATTCTCTGGTGGAAATTAAGATACAAAAACAGTACACCCATATTGTTTCTTTTTTGACCATCGGGGATCTGACTTTTGAGATGTCGCAGCACGACATGATAACACTCGCAGAACAACTAATTTCTGTAAGCAAAGGAGAATGAAATGAAAACATTAAAAAGGGGTGACTTTGTTACCAGCAAATCAAACGGACGCGGGATTGTATTGGACAATTCAACTACAAATGGGATAAATGTTTTATTCGAGAATATGACAACAAGCCAATGGCATGTTCCTCGTGAAGAGCTATTTGTCAAAGGTGACAAGGTAATTTGTAAACCCGCAGACGGGTGGTGGAATTACAAAGAAGTCAAAACCTTCTATGAGCCCATGGTACATAACCCAAACTGCGATTCCCGGTACACCGTAAAACCGAAGAAATCAAACAAGGTGAATTATTGTTATGATATCAGGCATGTTGGAGTTAATCATGAGCAGAAGTTGCTCGACAAAGTTATCGATAAGACATTAACAAATCACCCCATCTCAGTCCCGGAAATCAGCAGGACAATTTACAGAGCCGGGCAACTGGCAGATGTCGGCATCAAGGCAGACAAGGTGCTCAAGAAGGAAGTCTATGCCAAGAAGTACAAACAACAGGATCTCGTTTTTGAGACATTCCCTGCTGCTGTTGAAATTAAGGGGATGAGTGGTCATGAACTTGCTCATTACACCAGATGCATTAGCATCCCAGTTGAGGAAACAAAAGAGCAGCTGTTGAAGCGAATTGAAATATTAGAATTGAAAGCGAGAATTGAGGAGTTGGAAAAATGAAGAAAATGTATGTGTTAGAAATGGAAGTGAACCCGGAGGCATTATCACCCCAAGCTGGGGACAGGGACGTGCCAATTGAGAAGGCTTTCCCGGAGGTAGACTCAAAGGCAATCCATGATCTGATAAATAATACAGAGGAAGAGTGCAAGGAGTCCGGGATGGCTTTCTCCACCCACCTTTCCCTATTAAAAAAACTGGAAGCCGGGGAAGTTCCTGGAGCTATGCTGCTGGTGTTGTCAGGTTTATTTCTCCAGGAAAAATTGCGCGATATGCACCGCCCGCAGATTGCTGATATCATGCAGAAACTCGACAGCATGCTTCAGGAGGAGATTGACCGTGACAAAATATGAGTTGAATCAGAAACGGATGAGAAGATGTCAGGAAGCTGCCCGGCGCGTTGGGAATTTTGCCATGGAAAAAATGTGGCGCCAGAAGGAAATTGCGCTGAGAGCAAAGGGTGATCGGATGAGTGCATCAGAGGGAGGTGAGAATGTCCAAGCACTTTGATGTTGAGTATTACGGCACAGATCTCCAAGTGGAGTTTGATGAGGAGATGGAAGTTGTTAAAATATTACACAAAGGTGAGGACATTACTGAGATGATGTCTTATATGTATGACTGTGCTTTGGAGAGATTCCAAGAGCACGCGCATGAACAGCTCCGGGAGAACGGAAGACTGGACAGGGAAGATCACATAGCAGATTTGATCGAGGAGAAAAAATGGGAAAGAACATAACAGACTTCAGTTTTAAATATTGGGATGATTCAAACTTGTTACATTCTTTATGTTCTGAATGCAAACCGAGTGTTATGAAGTCCTTAAAAAGAAATGAGTTTGAAGTTGAGATTGACCTCTCAGTCAAATGTGTAGAATCTCAACCCGGCGATGGCACGGCATATTCATATTTTGTTTTCCGGGAAGGGTATGATAATTTTCATTTCATGCCGAGACACAATACATTCAGATATCCTCAAAGGTTGAGCTACTGGGAATGTAAAGATTTTGAAACATTTGCTCCTCATCAACGGCCAGAAGGATATCAACTTCAGGATAAACTAATCAAGCTTGCAGAAGAACATAATTGTAATCCGCACACTTTGCTGGAATGCATCAGGACTATGAAGGAGATAAAAAATGGATAGATTCATAATAACATTCGGGCAGAAGCATGCCCACCGGGTAAATGGAACAACATTTGATAAAGATTCAGTTGCAGTTATCAGAGCAGAAGATTATGAGGAAGCTCGGAAGCTTGCTTTTAATTTTTTTGATAACAAGTTCCATAATTGTATGACTGAAGAGGAGTTTGACGACGGAAATCTGATACAGTACTTTCCTCGTGGGAAATTTAATGCAAATTAAAATAACATCTAGTGCCTGTTTATCGGTGCTAGATGTACTTTTTGCGAAAAAAACAAAAAAGTTTCAAAAGTTTCGTTCAAAACACTTGATCTTTTGGACGAATGGCGTCATACTGATATTAGGTTCTGGAAACGGAATACTTCAAAAAGCCAAAACGGAGAACAAAGATGACAAAATTAGATGTATTTAACGCAAAGACAAGTGAATTGGTAGCATTCTATAACGCAAACACAACTGGCAGCCCGGTGAAGAGATTCGCAACAAGAGCAGCAGCAGAAAAAAGAGTCATGGCACTTATCGACGCACCAGCCCAGAAAGTAACACCGATTGTTGAAGAAGAACTTGCGGATGTCGACACAGCCACAGAAGAAATTGCTGAAGAAGAAACAACTGCGAAAATATCTGGTGCTGTAAAGCTCGCAGACGGGTCAGAGTGGAACAGTCAGCTGGCAGCTTCAATCCACGAAAGCTGGAAAGTGCCTGAGTTTGATGTAAAGAGGAGACAGCGATCAGCAGTTGTTGTAGACGGGAATGAGTTTCCATCAGTTCGACAGGCTTTCATCGAGCTTGATCTCCCTCTGAGCAAGCACATAAAATTCAGAATGACTCTGAAAAAAGAAACAACTCTTGAAGAGTTCGGCATGACTTGGGAAATTGTACCCCTGAATTACAAATAGTCGAAACCACCCCGGGCAACCGGGGAATGGTCTGCCGGGGTTTGCCTCCCGGTACTGATGAGACAGGCAAGGAGAACTAAATTGAAAAGAACGAAACCAACAACCAACGCCAGAATAATCGCGATGCTGAATGCAAAATATCCCGGCATCACAGTATTTGAAAGAGATGATTGCGTCATCATGTCCTGCGAAAGTGGATTTGAAGTCAACGGACTTCCTCTTGCTGATTATTATGCCGAGGATTTCATGGAAAAGACCTACACCATGGGTGTTGAGAATAAGTTCAACAAATGGCTGGAAGATCATGAACTCTGGTCAGAATGGGACAATCCAGGATGCCTTTGCATCTATGACAATTTAGCATGAACACCAAGCTCCCTCCGGGGAGCTTTATTATATTATGGAGGTAATTATGTCAAGACCAAGGACATTATTTGATGGAACAGAAGTTGCGCTGAGGGCAACAGGAGAAACAACATTACAGAAGGCATCAGACAGAAGGGCTGTTGTTGATCTATTAGTAAACAACGGAGGCAAAATGGAGATCCGTCAAATCAATAAACATTTCGGGTTTGATATTTCTGCTGTTATCCGAGCGTTGCTGAGAACGGGATGGTTGGAGGTTGTTGAATGATAATTGGAGCCGGGCTGACGGGATTGATCGCAGCACATGCATTCCCTCGGCAACAGATCATAGAGTCATCAGATGAACCTACGGACAACCACAAGGCTTTGCTTCGATTCAGGAGCTCAGCTGTAGCAGATTTGGTGGGGATTCCTTTCAAGCCTGTAACAGTTCGGAAGGGGATTTGGATGGATGATAAATGGCATTCTCCTCAGATTGACCTTGCCAATTTGTACTCCCGGAAAGTGCTTGGGAAAATTATTGATAGGTCAATTTGGAACCTCGAAACTGTAACAAGGTGGATTGCCCCAGAGACATTCTATGAGCAATTGATTGAGAATGTTAATCTGAGAATTGCTTGGGGAGTGGATTATGCTTTCTCTGATATAAATACAGCGCCAATTATCAGCACAGCACCTTTGTATTTGTCGGCATTTCATACCAGTATCAAAACTGAGCTCCCGGAGTTCCAAAGAGCACCAATTGAAGTGTTGAGATTCCGCATCACAGGGGACTGCAGAGTGTACCAAACAGTTTACTTCCCGAGCCTTGAACATTGCCTATATCGGGCAAGCATCACCGGGAATTTATTGATCTGTGAGTTTGCCGGGAGTCCGTATGAAGGGAATTGGATGGTGGATGTTGAAAAGGCATTTGCGATTTATGATGCAGAACCGATTGAATCAACATCGCAGAGCTTCGGGAAAATTGCCCCGATAGATGAAGAACTGAGGCAACAGTATATTGCCACCTTGACTCGGGAAAAAAATATTTTTTCCTTGGGCAGATTCGCAACATGGCGCAACATCCTTCTGGATGACGTTGTTCATGATATATCTGTAATCAGAAGGTTAATAACCTCAAATGAATATGGGAGAACTTTATGGCAAAAATAGAACTGATAGATTTTACAGGAGCAGGACATTATGACGCGGAATGGTATGCTGCAGACATCCTGATCTTTACCAAACGCACCCGGCTCAATATGAGCCCAGAATCGTTCCGGGAAGTCCAGGATATGACTAGGGAAGAGAAGATCAAAGAGCTTGAGTATATGGCCACTACGATTGCCAGCTCATGGGAGTTTGCTGACCTGACCTTTATGATCTCAGGAGTCACCCGAGCTTGCGCCCAACAGATCACCAGAACACGCACCGGGAGTTACGCGATGCAGAGCCAACGAGTCACCGATGTCTCGGAAGCTGAAGTTGTAAATCCTTTTGCTGAAGGGGATTTTTCATTTGATTCCTTCAAGGAAGCTTCTGAAACGGCTATGCAGGAATATATGGGATTATTGAGTGAAGGAGCCAAGCCGCAGGACGCACGTGGGCTTCTCCCAATGAACATAACCTGTAATCTGGTAGCAAAGTACAATTTGAGATCCTTTGTGGATCTGGTCAAAGCCCGGAGAAGTCTCAGGACTCAAAGTGAGTATGCAGACATCATAGAACAGATGGTAAAACACGTGACAAATATATGGCCATGGGTTGAACCTTTCTTCGCAAGCGCAAATGAGAAAGCCTTGGATTTGCTCGGAGAAGTGGTTGAAGAAATGGGTCTGGAAACCGGGAAAGGGACAGGATGGAAAGTGGCCAAAGTCATGGACTTAATAAGGAGCTCAAAATGAAATATGCAATATTCGATTTGGATGGGTGTATCTCTGATGACAGATGGCGCAGGGACTTGATGCAAAAAGTTAAGTGGGATGATTATCATAAATGTTTATCCGAAGATGGCCCAATCAATATGGACATCGTTGCAGATTGCGTGGAACGGGGTTTGCAGATACTATTTGTAACAGCCCGTCCAAACAAGTACAGAAACATAACAAATGAATGGCTCATTGAACATCTTCCGATCTCATATGAAAGATGGAGTTTGTACATGCGACCTGATGGGAATGAAATGAAATCCCCGGAGTTGAAGAAACATTTGATTGATAACTCAGGAATAGGCTGGACAAATATCGCTGAGGCATATGACGACAGAGCAGACGTTCTCCAAATGTATGCTGATAGGGAAATCCCCAGTTGGACTTTATGTGCTAACAGGGAGCAAACTGGCGCCCCGGCTATATTGAAAGCTGGAGCAAAAACATTTGAGGAGCGTGGAAAAGTCTATGGGAAAAATTATGTAACATTCGGACATGTTGGCAAAGCCTTATGGCCAGATGGAGTAAAACTTGAAACCCCGGAGGATTTTATCAGACATGGCATCCTTATCCAATGTTTAAGCAAGTTGACCCGATACGCAAACAACCCAAAAGGGCATAAGGACTCAGCTCACGATCTGATGGTCTATGCCGCTATGCTTGAGGAGGTAACAGAATGATAGCATTAGTATTTGATACAGAGACAACTGGATTGCCAAAACACCATACAGCTCCAGATTCTATACAACCGCAGATAATTGAGTGGGGAGGAGTATTGATGGATGCTTCCGGGGAGATCCTTGAAGAACTTAATGTTCTGATAAATCCCGGTTGCGTTCTCCCGGCTGTAATAACTAAAATCACCGGGATAACAGATGAGGATCTTGATGGACTTCCCGGCTTTGATCATTTCATGCCGCAGATCCGAGCGATGTTTGAAAAGGCTGATGTTTTAATTGCTCACAATCTCCCGTTCGATGCAACATTAATGGAGTTGGAACTTGCCCGATTGAAGGTGGAAGATTGGCCGTGGCCAAAGATCAATTTATGTACAGTTCAAGAGCATACAGAAGAATGGGGCAGACGTCCAAAGCTGACAGAATTGTATAAACATTACATGGGTGAGCCATTGGCGCAAACTCATAGGGCAATCGATGATGTTAAAGCTCTTGCTGCGATCTGCATCAAAGCCGGGGTGTTGAGGTGAAAGTGAACCTTACTGGTGTAGAATGGGACAAATGTTATTTGGTTGATGGTGATAGTGAGAACAGAAGAAAGCAAGTGGTTTGTGATTTAAATAAATATGTTTCGAACAATTCTGTTTCTGTTGATGAGCTGATAACCATCAACCTTGAAGACCACTCTTCAGGTTTTGAACAGTTTATTGTAACTGCCATTTTCCCAAAATCAAAAATAGTTAAAATGGAATACTATGGAGGTGGATCATGATACAATTAAGAGTGAGAACTGAATACAGTTTCAGAACCTGCTATGGGCCAATTAAGGAAGTGGTTTCCCGGCTAAAAGAAATCGGGTGTACAGCTGCTGGTATCGTGGACACAAAAGGGACATGGGGACATGTAACTTGGGAGAAGGAAATGATTGCGGGAGGTATCGAACCATTATATGGCTCAGAATTCCGCATAGAGAATGCAGATGGGCGCAAGGCAGCGTTTTGGGCTTTGGCTGAAGAATTACCTGCCTTTTATCGTTTCAGCTCCTCCTGGAGCCAGGACGCAGCTCAACTCAAGAATAGGAAAGGAGTGATTGTTTTTGCCGGAGCGGTTCTGACAGATCCTGAAACCTTCGATTATATTGACATCAACCCGAGATCCACCCGGAGAACTCAACAGGCATTAGAACTTCACCGGGCAACCGGGAAGCCTTTGGTGTTAACTTCTGATAATGATTTCCCCGGCTTGGAGCACCGGGACAGATTCCTTGCTTGGGATGATTCTAAGAAAATGACACCACAACACATTTTGGATTCTGATGAACTCCGGGAAGCCTTCAGCGATCTCGATGATGCGACATTTGCAGAGGCAAGATTGAACACAGCAGAGGTTGGCGTGAGATGTTCCGGGTGTAAATTGCAAAGAGCACCAATAATATCCGTTGAAGGTGATTTCCCAGCGCTGGTTGAAGCCGGGAGGAAGTTCAGACTTGAGCGTGGACATATCGGGGAATGGACAGAGGAGTATCAGCAACGTGTTGACCGGGAACTGAAGCTGATCAAAGAGAAGGAATATGAAAGCTATTTCATAGTTGTAGCAGATCTCATCCTGTGGGCAAAACAAAGGATGCTTGTTGGCCCCGGTCGTGGTTCATCAGCAGGATCTCTCGTGTGTTACCTTCTCCAGATAACAGAGGTGGATCCACTTGTCCACAATCTCATCTTTGAGCGATTTATTGACCTCAACAGAAGTGACCTGCCAGATATTGATATTGACTTCAGCGATACAAAACGAGAACAGGTGTTTGTCTATCTGAGTGAAAAATATGGCGCAGAGAATGTCGCCAGAATTGGATCTGTAAATCGGCTGAAACCCCGGTCTGTAATTGCTCATGTTTCTAAAAAATTGGGAATACCTCATGGTGCGGCTTTCTCTCTCACGAATGTTTTAATTGAGCACAGCTCAGGGTCATCTTTATACGGGAGCGGTTTGCGTGATACCCTCGCAACAACTCAGCCGGGGAAGGATTTTATTGCGAAGTTCCCGGAAGCGATCCTGATGGCAGAATTAGAATTACACGCATCCCATACAGGAGTCCATGCAGCCGGGGTAATAGTTTCAAATGTTCCAGTCATCGAACATTGTACAGTCCGGGATGGCATCGCTCAAATTGACAAAAAAGATTCTGAGCGTTTGAACCTCCTGAAGATAGATGCTTTGGGACTCCGAACATTGGGAATTATTGAGGACTCTGGAGTGGTAACATCTCAGGAATTGTATGACTTGAAATTGGATGATCCGAATGTATTCTCAATTTTTAATGATCATAAGTTCTCCGGGGTATTTCAATTTGAAGGAGCAGCACAGAGATCCGTGTCAGTCTTCATCCCGGTGACCAGCTTTCAACAGATTGACCATATCACAGCCCTGTCCCGTCCTGGGCCATTGGGAGGTGGAGCAACCGCTCATTACACAGCCCGGAATGCAGGCAAAGAAGAAATTACATTCAGGCATCCTTCGATGGAAGCTTATTTGGGTGATACACTCGGGTTGGTGTTGTACCAAGAGCAGGTCATGAATGTTTCCCGGCATATCGGGAAGCTGAGTTGGGAAGTGGTTTCAGACATCAGGAAAGCCATGTCTGGATCCAAAGGTGAAGAGTATTTCAACCGCCATGGAGCCAACTTCATAAAGGGTGCAGCTGAGTCCGGGATCTCGGAAGAGGATGCCCAAGTGATCTGGGATGAAATTGTTTCATTCGGTGCTTGGGGTATGAACAAATCTCATACAGTTTCTTATTCGATAATCAGCTATTGGTGCGCGTGGATGAAGTACTACCACGGTGCTGAATATGCCGCAGCCTCCCTTCGGAATGCAAAGGACTCCGAACAAACAATGGAAATCCTCCGGGAGCTTCAAAAAGAAGGCATTCCATACAAGCCTTTTGACGCGATGAAATCTGGCATAAATTGGGTTGCCGCAGACGGGATGTTAATGGGTGGATATTCATCGCTGAAAGGAATTGGACCAGTCAAAGCTGCATACTATGTTAACAAAAGGGAGCAGGAAGGATTGACGGAAGCTGACCTGAAAAAGCTGAAGGAGAAGCACCCACCAGAAATTACAGACCTTGCCCCGGCTCATACCATGTGGGGTGACATCTACGATTACCCGGAGGAGCACAATATTCATGGAGCGGTGAAAGAGTTCGGTGAATTAGATAAACAGGAAAGCGTGGTTGTTATTGGCCACCTGATTGATGTAAAGAGAAGAGACCAGAATGAAGCTGTAATGGTGAATAAGCGCGGTGGGAAAGTCTACAAAGGACAAACCTTATTTTTGGATACATTCATGGTGGATGATTCCGTGAGCAAGCCCATCCGCTGCAGAGTCCCGGCTCGTGATTGGTATACCTTCGGGGAAGCGATTGCCGACAAAGCTGTGACCAAAAAAGATTGGTTCTTGATCCGGGGAAAATGGCTGGTCAATTTCAACATGATGTCGATTGAGAAAATAAAATGCTTGACTAATAAGGAGATGTTTGAATAATGGAATATGTAAATGTAATGAGAACAAAAGAAGAACTTGATAATGGGATTATTTTTTTGAAAGCAGAAAGGGAGCGACTTCCTGAATTCAGCTTTTTTGGAGACAATAATTGGAAAGAGACTGACAGGTGTATTGAATTACTTAACAAATCATATACTGAATCTGCATTCTATGTATTGGATGCAGATGGACAGTTTTATGATTGTATCCAATGGCTGAATGGAGAGATGGAAACAGATGAGTTTTTCTGTGAATAAGGAGATGTTTTCATGAACAAATGTAAAACTTGTAAACATTGGAAGCATGCGTGGGGCAAACGGTTCTGTAGTGAGTTGGGCCAAGTTCCTGCCGATGAAATGGGGGATTCTGACGCGACAATTGAATGCCTTCACGACAGCCTGATTTATACTGGGCCAGAGTTTGGGTGCGTCCATTGGGAGGAGACAGAATGAGATTAAAAGAACAGAAATTATGGGACAGCTTCTCACGGCACGGGAAGCAAAAATTGAAACTGGAACGGGTTGAGAATGTCGTGCTCAATGGAATGCCTGATGTTTACGCAAAGAGATCCGGGAAGTGGATTGAACTCAAAGCTCCGATTGCTCCGAAAAAGTTTGAAACAAGAGTCCTTGGAACAGAAGGATTGAGCCAAGATCAGAAAAATTGGCACATGGAAGCCTTTCAATGTAACCGGGAAACATATGTTTTGATTCGGGATTCTGAGAAACGATTATGGCTGATTGAAGGGAAGTATGCTGATGATATAAATGAGTGGGATGCTATGGAATTGGATGATCATAATCTCAGCGCGAATTGGAATGGAATAATTGAGGAGTTGTCATGAAAACAAAACCGATGGAACACCAGAAAATAGGGGTGGCCAGATTGAATGCATGTCCCGATCAATTTGCACTCGGAGCAGAGCAGGGAACGGGGAAGACATGGATGATTCTCGCTGAGATGGAACAGCGATGGAAATCCGGGGAGCTGGAAGCCTTATTGGTGGTTGCTCCGAAGGGAGTCCACGTCAACTGGGTGACTCGGGAGATCCCCAAGCACCTTTCTATACCCTGCACAGCTGAAGCGTGGGTCTCTGGAGCTTCCCAAAAGAAAATGAGGAAGTTGGATGGCTTGATGAATGCGAGCGATTCTGGGCTCATTATGCTGGGCATAAATATTGATGCGATAAATACCAAGAAGGGGTTTGACTTTGCTGAGGCATTTTTAACAAAGTACAAATCAATGATGGTTATTGACGAATCGCAGAGAATCAAAAATCCAAAAGCCAAACGGACAAAGAAAGCAATTGCACTCGGAGGCAAGGCACATTCCCGAAGGATATTATCAGGAACACTCGTGGCCAACTCGCCATTGGATCTGTTCAGTCAATATGCTTTCCTCCAAAATGGGCTTCTCGGCACAACCAGCTTCCGGGCATTTGTAGCAGAGTTTGCAGAACTCCTCCCGGAGAACTCAGCCATGGTTCAAGAGATCCGGGCAAAGAGCAGGTATGGAATAGCACCGCAGATCGTGAAGAGAACAAAGGATGGGAGACCAATGTTCAAGAATCTTGAAAAGCTCCGAGACATGATGAAGCCATGGACATACCGTGTACTCAAAAAAGATTGCTTGGATCTCCCGGAAAAAATATACAAGACTTTTGACTTCAACCTTTCCCCGGCTCACATGAGGCATTACCATCTCGTGAAAGAGCAGCAGCGATGGGTGAGAGCGGATGGTGAGATTGATATTTTCACGGCATTAACAGTCATCAATAAGTTGCAGCAAATTACTTCGGGATTTATTCTGGAGGATGGGATGCCGACACAGATGACGGAAGGCAAGCCACGACTGGATCTGCTCAAAGAAGTCCTTGAAGATACAGAAGGTCAGGTGATCATTTGGGCGCGATTCCGGGAGGAGATTGCAAGCCTTGTCCGGGAGCTTTCCCCGGATTATACATATGTCCAATATCACGGAGGAGTAAAGGACAAAGACAGGGAAACTGCTGTGGATTTATTTCAGTCAGGAGAAGCCCGGCTGTTCATAGGGAATGCCGCAGCTGCAGGGACTGGACTAACATTACATGCCGCAGAGACTGCTATTTATTACAGCTCAAGTTATTCGTTGGAGGAGCGGTTGCAGAGCGAGGACAGATGCCACAGAATTGGTACCAAGAACCCGGTTGTTTATATTGATCTGGTTGCCTCCGGGACTATCGATGAAAGGATTGCTGCGACACTTCAGGCCAAACAGGAAGTTGCCGCAAGTATATTGGATGGGCTATAAATAAAAAATCCTCCCCCGCAAAGGGGAGGCAAAAGGAGAAAAACCAACCACCCAAATTGGCTTATTTTTTCTTAATAATAATTATTGTTTCAACTGCCACTATCAGGGACAGAGATATCAGAACTGCTATCGATATTTTCAACCAGAATGCCTTGAGCTTCGAGGTACGTTCTAATTGCGTCAAGTCCTCTGATAAGGCTTTCGACAATGTCCGTTCCTTCTTCAAAGATTCCTGATATCCTTTCAGCAAGTTTTCTTTCAGCAGCAATTCTCTGTCTTTCTGTCTCAAGATACTTTTCAAGCTCATATCGCTTTTCAGCGAGGACTCTTTCAAGCTCTTCATTTCCAACTCGCTCTGATTCAAGGAGTTTTGCAAGCTCTGTATTTCTAATTCCCCCTGCTTCATTAAGTCGTTCAAGCTCAGCAACCCGTTCTCTTGCTGATTGAAGAGATCTGACAGTGGAACAGCTTGAGAGTAAAGGGAAAATGATAACAAGAAAAATAATATAATTTTTAGACACATCACTCATCCTTTTTCTTTTTCAGCGAAGTTACAGTCATCCATGAACCTACAATGCCCAAGACCAAAACAAAAGTTCCAGAAATCCACCCGGCATCAAAGTCCAATTTTATGCTGAAAAATGAAACAACTGTTACATAAGCAATGCACCAAATGACAACCCACCATCGCCGGGATTTTGCTTTGCTCAACTGATCCTCCTGAATACTCTACGGGATTCAATGAAAGCAATGCCTTCCTTGTATGCCTTCCCGGTCACACTTTCCCCCAGTGAATCATAAACTATATTGTCTCCATGATCCCCTACAACAAAATGATGAAACCCGGTTTCTGGATTGAACAAAAACAGCAGCTGAAGCTCATTCTCTTCAAGCTTCCGAAGGGGATCCAATTTATGAGTCCCGTGCTCGAATACCATACGATATGGCAGCCCGGAGTCCTGCATCATCTTGTCCCAATTCTGGATTGATGTATCGGGAAGCATCACCCCGGCTTTGACCCAATTTTCGCAATCATCAATGAAATGTGCACGGGTAAAAATATTTGACCCGTGCATCACCGATAAGTATTGTATGTCCATGACAGCACACCCAAACTTGTCAAATGGAAACTCAGACATCGTATTCAGTAAAACATCATCCTGTCTTATCATGGCATTCCTCCCTTGTTAACAGCCACCCAGATTATACCTCCAATAATTGAAATCAAGATCAAAACAGAAGGAAGCCAAGCTGTCACTCTTTCAGAAACGTGTTCTTCTCTTCTCGATTCATGATCTAAAAGATCAGTAACAGTAGACTCAAGCCGGGTGACTCTGTCTTCGCAGTCCCGAACTCGCAAGCCTTGTTTCTCCCGATGGTTTTCGCAAGTGTCTTTTGCAACATATGTTTTGATTTCAGATTGGAGCAGATCATGATTTCCTTTCATTTTCCCGGATAACTCAGTCAATGCCTGTTTTGTTTCTCCCTCGAATGATGTTAACCTATCGGTGAGGGCAGAAAGTGATTCATTCATTGTGTCCACCTTTGCGAGCAATGTCTTTTCAAAATCTGTCATGTTCACCTCTCATCCCTGAACAGAGTCTCACCCTTTATGAACCACGATATTCCGAATGCCAGCAGCATTACAGTCTCCGAGTAATATGTAAAATCTCCCCAGTCCAATTTGAACCCATTCATTATCCCGAGAGCAACCAATAACAATAATATAATTATACCCGAGATCCTGTAAATAAGATTCCTGATTTTCTTTTTTGTTGTCATGAACCCGGAGGTTTTGGTGAAAAGGAATAAGCTCATGACGGCAATAAGGATAAAAAGCAGGGCTGAAAAAATCATATGTAATATTCCTGATAATTCCGGGGAGATTTTCAAGAAGCTCACCCATTTCAAATTATCATTCTCAGCCGGGAAGAGTGCTGCCAAAATTGCTGAAGCCCCGGCAATAGTCGTGACTACATTATCCCAGATAGAATAAATAGAATATATTATCAGAAATACTCCGATAATGATCAATGCCCCTGAAAAAATATCTTCCATATTCGTATAATAGTACGCTGATAAGCTTTGCCGCAGCCCTGCTCCCATAAGTAGGATAAATGGTAGCAAAATACCAATCGCTCCAATCAGTCTTCTATAGGCAATATATGCCTCAGTGGTTCCTCTCATTTATGCCTCCATATATGTATTAAAAATCGTTTCAACTTCTTCAACTGATACTGCAGAATCAATCTGATCTTTAGCAGTCCATGACTCCGCGAAATGTCCATTTATATGAGCTGTCATGGCATCGGTGAAAGCTGTGAATTCTACACTGTCGATAATCTGCATATATTGATTATCCATAGTTCTCCATGTTATCGGGAAAACAACCATTCCGGCAATCTGTTTTGTAAGATACTGGTGAGCGATGGCTTGAGATCCTGAATCAGCCTGAATCTGAAAACCGTTAAAAGAAAACCCTTCCAAAATCCTTTTGTCTCTTTCGGCTGTGATAAGATTGTGTTTTTCTGATTGAACAGTTTCTATGGGCAATGACCATGTGTAATCATCTGTATTCAGCACATATCTTCTGTCTGGTCTTTTTTCGATTTCTATATGATGGTCTGCGCCTTTAAGTGTATGCTCGTAATACATGTTTGTATCTTTTGCATAAAACCCTTTCTTCATACTTTCTCCTTATGTTAGCTGGATTATTTCTTGTACTGCAATTGGTGTTCCAATAAATGGGATTTCTGCAGCGTCTAATTCAACTGGATTGAATGTTACCCCCTCATTACTTACGTTACATTTAGTTCTCCATAAAAATGTGTCGCCGACAGCAATATTTATATCAATTGACACCTCCAATCCGGGACTTACAAGAGAGGTATTGCCTGACCATATTGACACCCCATTTTTGAAGATTTCACCATCAACAGAAGATGGGCCGGAAGTAGACCAAAGATATGACTTAAGAGTACATTGACCAGAGAATAGAGTATTTTCGAACTCATATATATCTTTCCAAATAGTTGTAAAATTGTTTGCTTGACCGAGGTTTTCCGCAACTGGAATATCACCATAAGTCAGGAGAGGATAAATGCTTGTGGCTGAAAACTTGACATCAAGATTCACCCAAGAGGAACCAGTATAAAGGACTCTAGCACTAAAATTCGAAGGTAATGCCAGTACAATGCCAGATGTCCCTAATGTTAAATATACCGAAACAACACCAATATTCTTAAATATCTGAACTTTGTTAACTTCTGAGGCTGTTTCCGGGGCAGTAAAGTTTGCGCTGATCTCCGTATAACTCTGTATTGCTTGCCGAAGATTTGGCATGGTAATTTTTTTATCCAATCCTCCTGTTGTCCTAAGATGAAAAATATCATCAAAGACACTGGTTATGGTTGCTTGTAATTGATTTAATCTTAAGCCCATTTTTTCTCCTTATTATTGTTTACTGAATACTGACAAAGCAATATTCCCTTCTTTCACTTCACCCTTAATTTCATCCACAAGGCTATCAATTTTAGTCCCAAAGACAGCATTTGCGATATAAGATTTGCTCAGATCATATTCGATTTCTTCAAGGATAATGTTTCTGTAAGCATATGTGTTAGCTTCAACGGATAAAGCATCAACATACATAACAGAAGGAACATTAGTGTTTATTCCAATTTCCACTCTTACTATATCCGTCACACCCTCCCGAAGTAAAGTATCAACAGTCAGATTTCCGTTAATAGAAATGTCATAATCAACAGTCATAAAATCGGAAGTACTCAAGTCATAATCTACTATTATGTCATCCGTATCGAGCAACAGAGAAACCGGGACAAGTCTCTTTATCCAGTCTGTATTTGGATCTAAGTACAATGAATTTAGCCATGTAATTTCAGCTTGAGAAAGGAACTTGTTATATAATCTTACTTGCTGATAATCTCCATCAAACCTATTACTTGTCGGACTTGGAACATCTTCGGTATTACAACCCATGACTACAGCTTTATCCAAACCAGTAGGGATATAGTTTGAGCCTGAATCTAGCAAAACTCCATCAAGCCAAAACTCCCAATCACCAGTACTCTCATTGAGTTGAAGACAGGTGAAGTGCCACTCTGTATCGGTAATAACTGCAACGGTACTATTTGCCCTTTCATTTTCAATGTATATTGCAAGATCCATTCCCACCGAGGTTGTTACAGATTGGTCCAAAACAACCGCCCAGTAGTCAGAAGCATCCCGACCGATAATCCTAGCAACATCCATTCCAGAGCCATCCAATAATCCAGACCTAAACCACATCGAATAACTCTGGATAACTCCCACCGTGTCAGCTTCGGCTGAAGTCATCAATTGGGTGTAGGTATCTGCAATAGCTGTATCAAGCCGGAGCATTTTAAAAGCATTTAAATCAGAATCTATATATGAATTTCCAGCTCCGTCAATCCCGTCAAAATTCCCTTGAGAATCTTCCGAGTTGCCATTCATGAACCACTCAGAAATTAAGCCACTGATATCAAAGTCTCCTGTTTTGTTGAAGTCAATATCTACTGTATTATTATTTGAGTCTATTAACTTAATTGTAAGTGATCCAAAAATATCTTGCAGGAGAACAAATGATCTGAATATATCCGGGAAACGAACCGGGACAGGCAAATCATATGAAAGCATATCCCCTTCAGCCCCGGCAGAGGTAACAAGCTTCATTGCCCTTCTCCCGGTGAAAACTTCCTCAGAAGAAATGACCACTGTTGTATTATTTAACCCTGTCAAATCCCAGTCTGTTATATCTTCCATGTCGTTAATTTTTACAAAATATTTTTCACGTCTATTTGACAAACCATAGAATCCAATATCAAACTTATCAACAATATTGAGGTCATTGATTTCAACCCGGTCAACAGGTTGTGAGTTTTTCTCCAAAACACTCTGGCAAATATTTGCGATTGTCGTTGTATCAATATAGTTCGGGAAGGTTATTTTTTTCTCAGAAAGCCCATTCAATTCTATACTGCTTGAATCGGAATAAGTCGCGACATATTCTGTTGCTTTGCTATCGGCAGCTGTCGTTCTATAAGCAAGAATCTGATTCACCATTTTTCCGCTGAGTTGTCCAACTTCTGGATTCTGATAATGATATCCTTCAAACAAATGACTCATCTGATCATTGGAGACAGGTCTGAAATATAATTCCTTTTCTTCATCAACTCCCCATGTATATTGCTGAGTTGAATATTGGTAGTTGCAGATTTCTCCGAGCTCAGAAAAAACTTCCATCAAGTCCTGATCTTCAAAGTTCATGCTGATCCCGGATAGAGCCGGGACATCAATTTTTGCTACATTGTAATAGACATTTATGTCAGTTCCCAATTCATTTGAGGCAACTGATTTCACAATAGCATCGAGAGTCTGCGCTGAATATGTTCTGTTGATTGTTTTAACTTTCAATTTGTGAAAGAATCCCTGTCCAGTAATTTCAATTATTGGCTCAGAATTATCCCGGCTGGGAATAATATCTGAGAATCCAGAATACCATTTAACTCCATCCACCCAGATCTGACATTCCATGTCATTGAACAATGGCTCCGGGGTAGTACTTGGAATTGTAAAAGAAAACTTATCCAAGCCACCGATACGCAATTCATTACAGACCACTTTGAGATTCTCACCACGCTCAGTATTGTTGTAATAGGAAGCCACCAGAGCGCCAGTAACAGAGTATATTTTAACAACAACATTCTTGGGTGAAACCATCAGATAAAACTCCTTTCTTTCCATTCAATTTTTACATCAATTGTTTCTGATGAAAGTACATTTATTATGTCTGATCCAACTGGAATCTCAAAGAATCCAGTGCCTGGAACGATTGAGACATTTCTGTCAGTATCACCAATTGACACCAAGCCTTGTTCACAGTCAATCACCATCTCAAGATTCCCGGAGGTGCCAAAGGCAGAATCCTGAATCTGTATCCCTGTATTATCAGCAGTAATATATATTTGAACATTGTCAGTTGCGATTGCTGCAGTCAATGTAATAACCGGGAATGCTTTCAAAAAACCATTATTTGTAACAGCAATCTCCTCGATGATATCTGCAGCAGCTGTAGCAGTTTCCTCAACAACTTCCAAAGCTTTCCAATAAGGAGTCAGCGCTGTAAAATTGAAACTATTATCCGAGGATAATTTATTGCTACCAGTATCATATGTAATGTCGATTGTGTCGATTGTAACTTCAATTTCAGCTGCATTTTTAACATCAATTATGCTAACAGTTTTATTCAGCCAGAATAAAATTTCATTCATGGAATCCCGGAAGTCAGCAGACTCAGGAAATGTCAGATTCATGAACATCGTCAAAGGTCGTGACATCAACCGTTTCTCCCCTATAAGAGATGAGCCGGGGAGGAATGACCTATCAATAATTTTATTGTCATAACTGAAGTTGTCATCCTGCGGTGTCCACGAGTCCTTCAGAGGAGTTGTGACCAAATCGCCATTGAGTGAAAAAGTATTTCCATCTTTGTCTTTTAATTGATATTCTATCATTATGCTGTCCTCAAGTTTCTTCCGAGCTTCCGGGAAACTTTATTCACTATCATATCAACATCTCTGTCATCACGGATTGTCGCGCCAGGGAAGTTGAAAATGTTAGTCTGACCACCTCCAGACCCCCCGGCAATCTTCTGAGATATGTCATTTGGAATCACCTGAGATCCGTCAGGCAATGATATAATCTCACCACCAGCTTCATTTACTCTGGTCATACCCGAAGCCATTCCACCAAATCTACGTGCTGGAACAAACTCCTGAGAGCCTATCATGCCAGCCTGAGCGATCCCCATTGCCGCAGTAGCAGCAGTCATAGTCCCAGCCCAAATTGGACCAGCAATTGGACCAAGTAAAGGAGCTTGAGCCCACCACCCGGAGATTGACCCGGCTGCGTTCATTCCTACATTCGCGATGTTTAGTGCTTTCTCAGTATTGAACTGTTTTAATGCCATAGCATTCTTGTCAGCCAGAGCATTCTTGTCCAATGTTTTCTGAGCAGCTTCATACTCTTCCTGACTGATGATCCCATTTTCTAAATCTGCATCAAGTTTTTCTTGTTTTCTCGCCTGAGCATTATCAAGTTTTGCTTCCTCATTTGTAAAATACTGGGATGAGAGATCACTGGCAGCTCCGAGTCCATATTCAATTGTTGATTGCGCAACCTCAGCAAGCCCTTCCCAGCTGAACTTTGCCTCAGCAAAATAGGCTTTCCAAGCTTTGCTTAATTTTCCGATCAATGTCAGATTCTCTTCTTCAATTACATCAGAAGTTGTTTCAGTTTCCTCTTCAATTGTCTCGCCACCTTCCTGATATGTACCGATGAAAGCTGTCTGACCAGTTATCATCGCATCCCAATTCGATGTTACATATTCCTGAGTTGCTGCCTGAGTTGTTTTTATGTTTGTTGAGATTTCCAGAACAGTATCTTCAACCGCAACTCCAAACCCGGCAAACTGATCTTTTGTCTCTGTTACAAGATCCCCGATTCCACCCATGAAGTTTGACCCGAGATTTTTGAAAGCATCCGCAGCTTCCCCAAACTGTTCTTTGACTTCTGAAAACTTTACTTTTCCAGTCATCATGTCCCAAAAGGATCCAACTGCCTGTGCTGATTGCTGTATTCCGATAATGAGATCCGCAATTGCTATTGCAGTTATTTCTGCCACCTTCCCGAGCAAAGACAACCCCATGGATACTCCCTGTATTGCTACAGAAAATAATTTAGTGAATCCAGCTCCTTCATCAGCTTCCCCGGAGAACTTGGCAAGGATCTCAGTTGCAGTTCCAAATAAATCACTCATAACAGGAAGAACATTTTCAACCAGAACAGTCAAGCCTGTTTTTAAAAACTCAAATCCACCAGCGAGATTGCCGACAACCTGCGACACAATTTCCATTCCCCGGTTGGAGTTAATGAAATCAACAATAGCTGTCCCGGCTTGAATTGCCCCAACTGCTATTTTGTCTATAAAGAACCTGCTAATATTTCCCATTATCAGTTCAATCTTTTCCATGTTTGTTGCTAACATTTCATAAGTAGATTTTTGTTCTTCAAAAGCAATGTCAGTTGCTCCTGCTGCTTCCTCCATTTCTCCGAGAATCTTGACAAACTCCTCTCCACCCTTCCCAGTCAGAGCGAGCGCACCACGCACAGCTCTGGTGTTTGGTAATAGTTCAGACAGTGCATCTTTCGATCCACCTGATTGTTCTTCCAAGAACTCCAATGCCCCAGCCAAGCCTTCTGATTCAAGGAGTGCTGACCCGGAGGCATAGCCTTGTTCCTCAAGCGCAGTCACCATTGCTTCGGAAGGTTTCAGAAATGAGTTTACGATCGCATTCAATTGAGTTGTTGAGTTTGCTGCATTTACCCCTTGCTTGGTCATTGCAGCCATCCCTGAAGATAGCTCCTCAAGGGGTATTCCCATAGATGCAAATAATGGTATCGAAGTACCAATTGAAGTGGCAAGCTCCTCCCCGGTGATTTTTCCTTTCTTGATAGTTGTAAAGAAAATATCAGAGGCAGCCGCAGTGGACATGTTTTCTTTTCCGTATGCATTCTGGGCTGTTGTAAGAACATCAACCGCAGTGGCTGTATCCATTACCCCGGCTTTTGCGAACTTGGCTGAATCGACTGTAATCTGCATCGCTTCATCCATGGTCTCAGCCCCGGAAGAAAATGACTGATACAGAGCATCAGTCAATTCAATAGTTTTCCCCAGTGCAGGATCCAATTTGATAAGAGATTTTGCCATTTCTTGACTATTGATTACAGCTTCATCAGTAAGGGTGTTAACATTACGTAATGACTTTTGCCATTGCTCCGCTTTGAGCGAGGACTTTACCATTACAGCACCAACAGCAGCAGCAGCTACAGTCAGCCCACCAAGTCCTTTCATCATTCCTTTCAAGCCACGGTTGAATCCAGCTGCATCAACTTTGGCTTTTGTGACTATTGCTCCTGCATTAAAAGGCACTATTTACCACCTTTGAGTTTCGAGAAAAGTGTTTTTCTCTCTGATTTATTTTTTAGTTTAGAAAATAAAGTTTCAGCCGGAAGTCTATCAGATTGAGAGCGGATTTGGTCAGATTTGTCCATGCGCCATTTTTTGTAAGATTGCGCACCAGACTTTCCATTCATTGATGCAATAGCAACTCTGTATGTTTCAGCCATATTCATCTGCTCCACAATGCTCTTCCTCTGTTTTATATCATAGTACTTCCCGACAAAATAATCAATCTCAATCGGGTCAAAGGTATCCAACAAATGGATAGCTTCTGTTGGCGGTATACCATAAGACACGAGAGTCAGAACCGCGTCTAATTCCCGTCTTCTTTTTTTACTCCAAGTAATCCCTGAAAAACTGAATCCCTGATTTCACTTATTTCAACCGGGGTGAAGTTCTTCAACATCCAGTCAATATCAAAATCTTTGTATATCCATCCCAAGAACTTCAGGTTGCCAACATACATTCTGTCCTGTTCTGACACCGGGAGTAACTGTTGATTTTTAACATATTCATCAGTCTCTTTGATAATACTTCCTGCCCACTCTGCTGTTACTTCTTTGAATGGTTTGAAAGTTTTCTTCTCTTTTTTTCCGTCAGATCCTTTCTTTGCTACCAGTTCCAGATCAATGTCAATTTCTCTTGCTTCAAACTTCATAAAATCTCCTTTTGTTTTTTTGGGTGAAAAAGTCCTCCCCGAAGGGAGGATATTATTTACAGAGCATTGACCGCTGCATAAGCATCAATCTGCTCATTCGCATTACTTTCTGCATCTTCAAAAGTCCCGGCTCCAACAGATGTTTCCACGCTGTCACCAGAGGCAATTGATGCCGCAGGAAGGGTGAGTGTTACAACATTAGTCGCATAACCGACCACTGTTGGAACAACAAACTTGCTATTGACTTTTACAACTATCTGTTCAGTTGAAGTTACAGCAGCAATCTCAGTCGCATTCTCCGAAAGTGTTAGAGTCACTTCTGTTGCAGAAACTACAGCAGAAGAAACTGCATAAGGAGCTTCCAAATCAGGCCAATCAGCCACAGGGACATCCTCAACTGATGGATCACCGAAGTAACCAAATACAGATTTGTTAGCGTACTTTGTAGACTCACTTGCCAGGACTGTTCTTGGCTTCAGTTTAATCTCAAACGGGAGATTCCTCTGAGAGTCCGCACCCCAATTTATCAGAGCTGCATTTATCAAGAAAATACCTTTGTAAAAAAACATGGTATCTTCAACAGCTTCTGAAGGCTGCTGGTCAATAATACTTGCCAACTTAATAGTGTCAGCAACAGTAGCCAGAAGGCTCTCATACATCGATGCTTTGAATGTACCAGAATCCGCTCCAACCTGTCCATTTGAATCGAACAAATACGGAACGATTATTTTGAGGAGCTCAGTTTTGATTTCTCCGAATGACCCAGAGATTTTCCAATCTGCTCCAGTGACAACATGGTCACTTCCCTTTGTACCGTACTGCTGGTACATAATATCTTTGACATCAAGATCCGGGGCAAGTTCTGCATCATCAACAGTCTTCCCAAGGTCATAACCTTTGTATCCAATCTGAACTACCCCGAGTGGGCCAGCTGTCAAGCCTGAGCCATAATCGGATAAAGCTTTACCAAATTTCGCCATTCTATTCCTCCGTTGTTATTTGAAAATTAACAGACCACTGATGAAGCCCGTTATTATTTGTACCAATATATCCGGGAGTTTGGCGAGGTAACATTTGACTCACTTCCACGGCTGGATACACCTTGTTTTTTACTGTCACTTCTGGCAGCAATATTTTAAACCTATTTTTCAATAAGTCAAATACCTCTCTGATCAACTCATATGCCGTCACCTGATCGGTTGACCGGGATAAAAATTGGACATTGTCATCTATCTTCAAACCGCGAGAATCATCAGAACCTCCAGAGAGAATAATGTTCACGCCATCCCCTTCTGTGGCTGGATTATACCCGTTTGTTATCAGGTCGATAGTTGTATTGTCATCAATATATTTTGCTAAATTATATATCATTTTGTTCCCAACCCTTTCGCAAACTCAGTCCCAATCATAGTCAACAGTGCATCCCGATCTGCATCGATATGAAGCTCTGCCCATTTTCTCCCCGCATCCCCATCCTGTTGTGACATTGGTCCAGGTTCATAAACACCTTCATGCATCCTTGTAGCATAGACTGAGTTCCATCCCCAAGTCAACACAAAATCTTTTTCAGAATAAGCGCGGTTGACATCTTTATTATCGCCACCGCTGTAGACTCCAATCAATTTGCTCCCGAGGAAAGCAGAACTTGAGCCCCTCAAGAATCCTCTTCTGATTGGTGGTTTTCTTGGTTCGCGAGTACTCCCATTGTTTGACCAATTAAGGAACTCCAGCCCAGCTTTCTCCATCGCAGCTTCCAATGCCGCTGGGGACTTCCGCATGAGCTCTTTGATCCGAGCTTCCCAAGCCTTATTGTCCATCTTAAGATCAAACATTGTAAATTACCACTTCAATGTGATGCGGCTTGAATCTTCCGATTGGAAATACTTCATCAATAGACGCATATTGGTCCACTACTACCACGCCACGCCTTTTAATGGTCTTTACCCTATCTCCAATGGAAACTTCGATTCCCGGTGGAAGAACGTATAAACGTTTGGCGCCTATGCCACTACCACTCTGCCCTTTCTTCAAAGTATCATTATTTTCTTCCCTACATTTTGTTTCAAACGCAGTTCCGAGGACTTCATCACCATAAGTCGCATTCCGGGAAACTGGGAGTATTTCGCACACATCTGTATACATCAAGCACCTACCTTTCTTGCTGCTCTGCGTTCCTTCCTTCTCCGGGCATCAAACTGTTTTGATGTTTCATTTGGCTTCAACCTATCTTTTACCGGGATGAAGTTTGCCGGGGAGGGTGGTCTGTCAATTTTGTTTTTACTAAACTCAGACCATTTTTCAACTCCACCATTTACTTCCAAACCGCTTTCAAAAGTTGGGAACATTAAATGGAGGCAATTTACATGAAATGGGGATAATGTTTCAACGGGAGGAAATCTGTTATCTTTTCCACCGATACTGAATATTTTCCCCTCATAGTCCAGACAGATTGCAGTTGAGGTGTTATGGGAAGAAACTTGGAGCAAAGATGTCCCATAATTCCCGGCTGTCCCAACAGCTGCCAATGACTGTGCTTCGTGAAATTTAACACGGGTAACCATCTCAGCATAATACTTCGGTCTGTATCTCCGGGAGCCAGCAATGACATATTTCTCCCCGTCAATAATTTCAGCAACCTCATTCAAAGCCCCGGCCAAAGTATCTGACATATTTATGGATTTGATAAAAGTATTATTCATCAGATTCCCAGTTCCAATTGCTTTAACAACTGAGGTATCAACAAATGATTGTTTCACCAAAGCCTGTTGTGTTTTTCGAGTCATCCGATTCAGATTTGTCTGACCCTTCTTCAATGAAAGTGTCCAATCAGCAATAGCATCCTTAACAAGTACATTTTGAATCCGATTTGACCGTGGGCTATTCACCAAGTCCAGATAGGATCTTTTTGACCTTCTGGCAATATCCTTTGAGCGATTCAATTGCTTGAACAAATCACGCATTGCAGACTTATATGCAGCCGGGATATTTTTGTTTGACCATTTGCTATAGATCGCCTGCAACTCGCGATATTGTACATTCAAATCCCTCCGAACGGCTGCCCAATATTTTGATGTTGGATTTGGTTCGGAATATGCCCGGACTAAAATGGCAGAAATCTTGTTTGTTCGTTTCTGGATGCTGACCTCAAGTATTTTGATGCTTGCTGTCATATCCTTCTCAAACCTGCTATGTTTTCCGCCAATTTTCATTTAATCTTCCACCGTTAAATGTACAGTAACATTACTGCATATATATTTATTCAGAAAGGTACTAACAGAGAAGGGAAGAGCATAATCATCAACCCAATTTGTTCCAAGGCTTTCTCTCCATTTGGATACCTGAAAACTTGTAGTACCTTTCCCCTGAGAGTTTGCCTCATCTTCAAATGTCGTGAAGTTATCCACGAAATAAAAGGCAAACTCAATCTGAGCATACTTCACCTCATCATCGGTGAGAGCCTTGTCCAAACAATAACCTCCCTTATTGATCAGATAGTTAAAAGCCATACTCAAGTATGATTCCTTTGAAGGTTCTCCCGGAGCTGCAGGACTTTCATCCAACAAGAACCAGTTCTGAGTCCCTACTCTATCAGCCAAATAAGCATCAGCTTCAGCTACGGTTGCCCAAGTATTCTCACCAACAATAAGTGCCATATTCTACCCCTACGCGAACGACAGTTCTGCAGTCTGGTCTGTGTCACCGACAATAGCGCCAAATGCAGTAAATGAAGACTTCAGAAAAGAAAGGTTATCAGCATTCTGTCTCTCGAATGATTTCTCATCCATGTATACAGAGTTCTGAACTTTATTCCCCGGAAGAACCATGATGCCTTTGTTCACAGGTATTGAGGAGTTGTATGTATAACGTATCTCAATATTTGCATCAACAGTCTGTCCCTGATTTGCTCCCCTGATTACATCAGCTGAAGTTGCTCTGAGAGCAGCATTCAATCTATTTCGTAACTTCGGAGAAACATACAGAAGCATTCTAGCATTCGCAGTATCACCATAGCCTGAATCTTTTGTATTCTCACCAATAGTGACATTACCTTCATTCATAGTCTGGATGTCTCTGTCGATAGTTGTATCTTCAGCCGCACCCTGCCATGCTACCTGATTTGAAAGTGCAGCAGCAGCCAGAAGTCCATAATGAACATCGGCATATTCGGACATTCTTTTTGCTCTGAAATCAATCATTGCATTGTAGAATCCCGCAAGGTCACGACCTTCCATAGTTTTCCAAGAAATCTCAAGACCAGAACCATAAAGCTCAACACCAGCTTTTACAGTTGTTCCTTCAATTCTTGCATACCGAACTTTTTCACCTTCTTCAAGGAGCTGGAGGATGACACCAGATGTTACAGAACCAATTGTCCATTCCAGCTGACCCTTTCTAAGTGGTACAGCCCGGAAAGCTTCCTGCCATAACATATCAAAGTTCGGAGTTTCCTGAAAGGCATTCCAAACATTTGTGGTTATCTTCTCCAGATCAGTTGACCCGGTAAAAGCCTGAATTGCTCTGCTTGTTCCGACAATCGGACTATAAGCCGCAACCAGCATTGCATGTATTGATTTTCCTACAAAAGCCTGAACCTGCTTGGCTTTGTAAGAGTGATTCCCTTTCTTTGTTTTCATTACGAAAGGAGTATCAGGATTTTCACCAAGGTATGTAACCATGTTGAAAAGTCTCTCCATTGATTTGCTTTTCATTTATCTACCCCTTATGCTTTGGCAAATGCCAGAGTTCCATCAAAGTCAATGTTCACATGAGTGTCGCCACTAAGCGCAGCCTCATTAACATGTCCAATAAGAATATCACCAGCCCCGGCTACATTCTTGGTTGCATTGACCCAATAAGCCGCAGCCCCGGCTGCCAATGCTCCAGTTGCTTTGGCTGCTTTCACTTTTGCGGATTTGTAAACTCCCGCAAAGTCAGCGCCACTTTCAACATCAACCATAGGGAACACATTTGTTACCCCTTCCGTCAGCAAGTCACCAGCTACCCGAGCTGCGCCAGCATTGACTTTCATTTCCTCATAATGAGGACTCTGATTGTCTAAGTTTTTTGACATATTTTCCCTCTCTTAATCTTCAAGAAAAGCGTCATCAATAGATGTATCGCCCGGCTCAAAGTCATTTTGATCATCAAGATTCTCATCATTATTCATTGACTCTTTATCTCCGAACAAATCAGCATATTCCTGAAAATCCTTTTTGCTATCTGCGATGAACTTATCCACAGAAGCTTCATCCAGATTTTCCATGCTCTCTGGGTCAAACTTCTTTTCAATAAATCCCTTCTGTTTATCCGTCAGCCCGGCTGGCATTCGGGATTTCAATAATTCAGTTGCAGAAGACACCTGAGATTTTCGCTCAGCTGAATCAGCCCGTTTTGTCTGTGTATCCAGCTTGTCCAATAATTCCTTATTGACTGTTGTTAAATCATCTCTGTCCTTAAAAATCTTGGACAAGTTATTGTCTTTCTGCATGGCGCTTTCATCGAATAATTGCGAAGGGTGCATTTCTCTCGAAATGACCGCCTGTCTAATCAAACTAATCGGTGCTGCCATAATCTCTTCTAATGTTATCACGGTTTTGGTCTCCTTTCCGGGTTTCTCAGGCTCATCCTGAGAATCAAAACATTGTACGATCTGCATCCGTTTTGCGTTCTTGAATGCAGGGTTGTCAATCTTACTGTTTGAAACTGCGATTCCAGTGACTTTTTCTACACCACCGACAATCCCATTTTCCTCAAATATATTTGCCTCGATTGAGCAAATATCATATATCAAAGAGTCAGCCTTCATCATAGCCGCAATAGCTATTGTTCTCAGCTTTCCTCCGATTTCTTTGGTGAATGAAGTAACAACTGTTCCAACAGGACTTCTGTCAGTGTGGGAGTTATCCTCATTGTGTCTGTTGAATAATTTTACCCCAGACGTCACAGAGTCCTTAACTGCCTGAATCACCTTCCTTGGCCATGTCAGCTTTTGGTTTCCTTCTCCCAGTACCACCGGGTGACTTTCCCCTTCCTCCGCGACTGTGTATGCTACCAGACTCAGCCCCTTTGCTTTCAGGATCTGTTCCGGGGTCAGCTTTGACCTTAATTCCTGCTGTGTTATCTCCGCTGTGTTTGCTTGGATAATTATCTTCATTTGCTAGTTCTCCCAAAAATAAACTTTCAAGATAATTGGTCAATTTTACCTTGACCTCAAGATGGGTGGAACGGGGATACTGCATCCTGATAATCCCATTCTCATATCCCATCTTTTTATCTTCAGCTACAGCCTGTATAAATGGTAAAGTGATCCTTGAGGTGTCTTTACTAATTTGATCAACCTTTGCTATAATCACTTTACCATTGGTGTCACAGACCTTCAGTCTCACCTCATAAGATCGTGCCATTTATTTCCCCTTCTTATCGGGTACTTTCTTCGCATCTTTCTTTGCGGCTTCCGCAGCTTTCATAGCACGGACATCCGCAGTTGTAACAAACTTTTTCTTTGCCATCTATTTGTCCTCCTCAGGATCAATTATATCACTTCCCTCATCTCCGAGGTTAATGTCAGATTTCTTGACAGGCTCTTCTTCAGATCCCTGCTCTTCTTCAATCTGTTCCTTCTCTCTCACTGGGTCAATTCCAGGCACAATATTCCTGTATGTCCCCTCTGATATTATATCATCAGAAAATAAAAGGGAATAGGCTTTGACCATGCTTTCAAACTTCCCGAGATCCATCAAAGGGAGCTTCACTTGGAAATCCTCTGTGACTTCCGTGATCAGCTTCCCGGCAGAATCGATATGAGCTCTCTGCATTTTGATATAGGCTTCTCTGAGCCCATCCTCAATCGCTCCACGCTCACTCTTGGTACCGTTATCAACTAAAGTGAAAAGCTCTTGCGCTGTGGCTCTATTGCTGAGCTGATCTACCCAACCGAACCAATGAACCGGGACGGAAGTGCCGCCAGCTATTGTTTTCAGGTTTGATGTCATTTCAGTCTGTAAACCTTCATGCGCGCTTTTGCTCGGGACTTCATAACTGAAATCTGCAGTGCCGATAAATGCATCACCAATCTTCCAAGAGGTCTCAGAAAGGAACTTCATAACAGCAGTGGTCTCTGATTTGTTGGCTGTTTTAAAAGTTGGAGTAATCCGAGCGCAATAATGATTCAGTCTTCGGAGATCCTTCAATGCCCGGTCATAATTCTCGCATTCAGTAAGTACAATGCCTATTTTAGTTGTCGGAGTATCAGCCCAACAGCCATAACCGCCTGTGCGGATAAATATTGGATTGTCTATCTTGATTGGTTCCTTCCGTGTCTTATCCACCTGTCGATTGATTGCTTTTATCTCATAAGGGAATAATGGATTGACAAACTCAGGTTCATAATATTTCTTCCCACGGCTTGTACCAATCAAACCAAGCAAGGGGATCTTCAATTCATCCTTCTTGTCTGGTATTACTGACAATACTGCATAGCCGGACATTTCAGTGGTATTCGATATATCAGAAGCTCTTGTTGAGCCCAGTCGGTTCTTCTGAGTGAATTTATCGAACAACTCTTTGTGGGACTCTCTGACAGATTCCCCAAGGTTGATCGATACACCTTCCCCGGAGATGAATGCCGAACGGATATCAACTACAGCCCGAACTTGGTCATTCCCAAAATCCGCTTCACCGCAATATTTCTTGTATGTTTCAGTGACCTGCTGAGTATAACCCGTGTAAGTATTTTCAACCCCGGATACACCAGTCACTCGTTTCCCTGTTAACAGAGAATCAAGTTCTACATCGAACTTTTCAGCCTCAGATGCCATGGCTTGAATCGCTTTCTTTTGCTCACCCGGATTCATTGCCTGGATTTGCTTGAAAGCTTTATTCATCGCCTTTGTTGCTTTATTCATTCATCGCCTCTTCCAGTAATTGTTCATAGTTTTCTATATCGAACATTTTCACCCATAATAGGCTTGATGCATTTGTTGACTGGGCTGTTACAATAACCAAGCAAAGATCAGTTCCCGGTGTTATGTATTCCCTGTTACCTTCTGGCCATGATGGCTCTGTAAGGAATCCATCTTCATCAAGCTGTCCAACGTTGATCCATGATTCGTTGATACTATTTCTTGCAAATAGCTGTCCAATAATAGGTTTCCCGGATTGAGGATAAACACCAATCTTTTGAAACTCTGCATACTTGTTTTTTGGACATCGCCAAACAGCCATTTGAGTTCTTCCGAGGTTGGGTAATATTGCAGCCATAATCCTGGTTATTTGTGAAGCCGGGTAAACTGTAACTTGCCCGTCATTGCAGCCATTTATGGGGGAGGTATTCCCATTTGTTACTGCATCAGTGTTAATTACCTGAGCTGAATATATGATGCTGAACTTCCCTACTGATTGAACAGGTACTTGCCCCTGAAGGATAATGACTTCAGTTTTCTCAATTCCATCCTCTGCTTGCCCTCTGATTTGAAGCGCATATGCACCCGAACCACCAACAGCATCATTGATAGATGTTGAAACAGCTTCCACTATTTCTTCAGCCTCAAGCCACCCCTGATAATCAGGCTGACTGATAATTCCGTTTGCGCCATCCCACATCACCCCGGTTCCAGAAAAGCCATCCACTCTTGCAAACTTTCTTACATTGTTTCTGTACCCTTCTGATCCATATGTGTCCAACTCATCTTGCAAACTCATAAACACTCCTAAAATTATAGCATAATACCAAAGCTGATAAAAATCAACTACTATGTAACACTCACCGTATCGAATGCATAATTCTCACCATCATCGTAGAACAGCATGATAGCAGCATCAGCATAATCCGGGGAAGCCATCTTGGTTCTCTTCTTGTACTCTTCTTTTGATTCCACCTTCCTGCGTCCATCGGGGAGGTACGAATAGTTGCGGCTGATCAGTTCCTTCTTCAAGCGATCGTGGTTTGGTAATCCTATGATATCAATCTTGTCTTTGAGAGAGAACCACATCTCAGAAATGATGTCTTTATATCTCAGTTTATCCTCAGCCCCTTCAGCAAAATTGATAGGCTTCACCTCAGTGAACTTACAATCAGATGTCTGTTGGATCTCTTCCAATTTGTCAGTGACTCCTCCACCAACCCCGGTATCATCAATTGTTATGTCTCCACCTTCCGCGAAATCATTCAATCGATAGGCTGTTTCAACTGTACTCATCTTGGAATGTTCTTCCATATCAATGACTTGATTCCCGTCCCGTTTCATAAACACTATCTTATCAGATCCATAACGAGCAATGTCTGCTGAGCTGTGTATGTCTCCATTCTTTTCAGCCACCCGGTTCATAGCATCTTCAATACTCTGTCTTCCGAGGACTCCACGCTCACCATCATCGAACGGAATGCCGCGCCATATCCTGTTATACTCTTCTGTGGACAGGGTTTCTTTTTGCTGTACTCTTTCACTTTCAAGGGACTTCGGGAAGTAGGGGTTGTCATCATGATTGACGATTATTTCTTGTACATCTTCACGGTGGGTAGGTAAAACCATATCAACAGGATCTGCCCATGAGAAGGGGTTCATTGTATAGATGAACATCCTGAGAGGAAACACTCTCATTATACCATCCCCGAGATCAATCTGAAAATAACCATCCTCCCGGAGCGTTGGCACCAGAGTCTCCAGCGATTGAGCCGACACAGCATGAGCTTCCTCAGTCCATGACCAGTGAAATCCTGTATATGATTTAATCGAATCAACAGTGTGTTCTTTTAATCCGATGAATACGCACCTACCTCCAACAGCTGAGGAAATCTCCCCATTGTGGAATGTAAATCGATCACCAAGATGCTGTCCGTATATGGCTTTCTTCAGCATACTGTATGAAGACTCTTTCAGTGACTTCTGAGTTTCCCGGCTACACAGAACCTGCAACGGGACTTTACTCATGATCAGTGCTATTAGATCACCAACTGTATATGATTTTCCTCCTCCACGTCCACCCTTCAATTTGTTATGGGTATGTGGGGTATCAATCAACGGGAGAAGTTTTTCAATATACTTCACTCATCATCCTCAACAACTGGATTTCCATCCTTGTCCACGATCTCAAAACCTTCATGTTTATTGAGATCAACATCCAATACCTGATGTACTGTTTGCCGGGGAGTTCCATCTATTCTGTCATAGATATATTTCATTGCATTGAAATCCCCAGACATAGCCAAGGCATGTAGCCGCAAAGCAATCTGTTCTGGGTCAATGTTCTCCCGGAGGATATCAGTCATTGTTTCACCCTTCTTCGGTCTGCCTTTTGGGTTTGCGCAGTTCCCTGCTCCAAACCTGCCCTTGTCATCGCGCTTGTCTTTATCTCCCATTCTCAATCTCCGTTTTGTTTCCGATTTTATCGGATGTCATAATCCAATTATACTTCCACTTCACCAGAAAAGTAAAGTTCAAGGAAATCAAGTGGGAACTTCACCAGAAAAGTAGTTTTGCCGGGTTATTCCCTTACTGCCACTCCAATGAGTCCTGCTTGTCTTCTCATTTTCTTCAACAGCTTCAAATAATCCCTCCCTGTAAAAACCAAATCCCTCTTCTCAGCATAATCATTCAAAGTCAAATATTCCATGTTTCCTCCAATTTAAAATAAAAGTGGCGCGGTACGCGGATACGCGGTAAATCCCTTCTCATTTCTTAGAAAAACTTTACGGACAACAGAGCCGAAAAACCCCAAGTCTGTCTTTAAAAGACTTTTCAAAAGTGAGAATGCATATTTGCCGCGTTTCCGCGTTTCCGCGCCACCTTCTCGTGCGGCTATACAGGCACTAGAACTACCTTTCGGCAATTTCAGCCTCCAATGCCGTGACTTGCTCTTCCGGGAGCAGTTGCCTTTTGGCAAACCCTGCCCGGCTTCTGAACTTCCCTTTCCGCCACTCATTTTTAGTCGGGCATCTCACCAAGTCATACCCTCGCTCAGCCATTTTGAAGTGAAAGTTCTTTGCATTTAAGGTGGCGATGACCTTGGAAGCATCATCAAAATAATCAGAATTGCGAACAAACATGATGAGATCACGCTGGAAAAATGCATCAGGCTTCCCATCAATGGAATCGCAATAATGCTCAAACACATCATCCACCATCGAACGTCTAACCTGATGGGCTGATTCAATAATTGCTTTCTTCCCCCGAGTCATGGGTGGAGGAGCAGCTGCAGCAAATCCTTTCAGGTTTCTCATACGTAACCACCAGATCACAGCTGAAGTTCCCCCTGCGGCAAGATACGCATGGATCTCGTCAAAATACCCCGGTTCAAAGTCATCCGATATTTTAGGATCTTCAAGAGCAGACGTCATTACAAATAATCTTCTATCCTCAGCCGGGATATACATTGTTAATGGATCGTTTGTCGTAAGAAGAACGTGGCAGAGATTTCTGACATAAATAGTATTTGCATACTTCAACGTCATAGGCAGCATATCAGGAGGACTCGCAAGCAAAGGCTTCAACATATTATAGAAGTTGGATGCCTTGAAGTCCTCATCATTCGGTCGTACTTCATTAATGACAAGGAGCACACTTTTAACATGAGGATTGTAAGATGAAGTTATAGCATCCGGGCCAATCTCTGCAGCATTCCATTCACCCACTCCATGACGTACCGGGAGCAGCGCGGTGTCTTTCCCGATACCCTGAGAACCTGCCATCACTATCCCATGATTCACTTTCTCCTCCGGGTGCTGAATCATATGAGCGCAGACATCAAAGAAATGTTCATGCTCAATGGGATCTGGATATAATTTCTTAACATGCTTGATCCATTTATCCGGGCTTCCACCAGGATTCTTTTTGCTGTGAATCGGAGGAATATATGAATTGTAACATACTGCCCCTTTCAAGTCCATCGCACCCCTTTCAGAGATAACCATGTTCTCAATAAATTGATCTCTTCCCGGCCACCATGTGGAACCTTCAACAGTCAGCCCGGAGTCAATTGCATTTATAGCAAGAGAAGGTTTCAAAGGCTTCTCCTCTTCCCCGTAAACAGGCCAATCAATCCGATGTATAGCTCCATCCACAGACTTCGCGCCAAGGAGATTCCCTGTGGTCGTGTCCCAGAACTTTTCTTGTTGTTCGTCATATCGGAAATCAGCCATGATCCGCTTTCGCCGGACAAACTCTTTTTCTTTTTGATCAGCCAAAGCCAGCAGTTCAAGATCCGTCATGTACACTCCCAATCACTTCAATAAAGTTAAGGCAATACACAGATTCTGGGTCATTCCATGACCATCTGTACCCGGCTTTGTCAACTATGATCATCCCCTCTTCGGGTGTAATGCTAACTGTCGCAATCTCATCCCTAGCCCAATGGTCAATATCTTCACCAACAAAGTTCTCTGTGATAACCTTATCACCTGCATAGATTTCTTTTCCATTTTTGTCTTTCTTCTCGGAGTATTGCTCACTATTTTCCTTCAGATAATCGAACCCAAAGCCAGATGGAATTGAGACAAATGAATCTCCGATGAATCCAAAATATTCGAACCTCTCCTGTTGCTCGTTCCATATTCTATATTTCATCACTCTTCACCGCCTTTTTTATGACTTTGTCGGCAAACTTCCGCATGGAAGAAATATCATCAGCCGTGTCCAATCTTCCGTCCCGGATTCTCACCAAATCTGCTAGCATACCAGCATTCTCATGACATAGCAAATTGAGCTCTTCCTGTGTACTATTTTTTAGATTCATTTTTCTCCCTCGCGCCCCAGAATATCATCCATGACATAACAGCTCTCATCGGGAAAGGAGCTTTCATCATCTCCTCAACAACTTCCATTTTGATCAGCTGTTTGTTCTTCCCGGCTTCCCGTTCTGCCAATCTTTTGATTGACTTTATTCTTTTACCCTTTCCCATTATTCAACTCCTCAATTTTACTTTATATGCTTGGATTTCTTCCGGGGATTTCTTCTCAGCCTTCATGCATTCACTTACATATCCGATTATCGAGAAGGCATTCCCACCCTTTCCAACTAAACTATATTTCATCTGTATGCTCCATATGCTGAGATTCTTGTAACGAGACCCAATTTGTAATTATCGCTCAAAGTTCTGCCTGATGCTTTTCCTTTCCAACCGCCCCTTTTCCCCGGCTTATGATTTCTCAACTTTTCCGCATCCTCATCAGAAACGCAAATTGCCATCTGTTCATTTTTAAAAGTAGGAATCTCATCAAGTTCCACCCACCCGGATAATGTCTGTCTATTGCAACCAATCTCATTTGCCAAATCTATCAATCTCATTTCAACAGCTCCTCAATTTTTTCATATGATCTATACACCATAGCTCCTGTCTGGAGTAATTCTGTTTTCACCTTTTCAATATCACCGCCGTGGTAATATGTATTCATGGCAGCTTGTAAAGCTTCCCCAGCTTCTTCAGCCATAACTCCCACAATATGCACTATATCTTTATCCGGGAACTTTGGATGCTTTTTGACTGCCTTGCTGTACTCTGCTTTTATCAGCCTTGTTGTACTACGTTTCATCTCTTCTCCTTTATCTTGCGTAGGGTGTCTTCAATATCAGAACAGTCCCACGAATAGCTTTTAAATACAGTTATTATATCTTCAAACTTTTTACAGGCAACCTGTCTCTTTACTTCCAGCTCATCGATTCTCGATTGTTGGTGCGAGTATGCTGATTCAAGTTCTCTGACTTCATGCTCTTTGCAGTAGTCATAATCTTTTCCCTGCCGATGGAAATATTGGATCTCTGTAATAGAATATGATTCTATTTCCTGCCTTTCTCTTTCGTATGGTTCACCCATATATAATGCTTTGAACTTCCCATAACTAGGCTGTTTGTCTTTGTCATTTTTCATGCTTGCCCCCATAAGTAATATTTCCCTGTGCATAGTTCTGGGTCTTTTTTACACCCTGTTGGGACATTATGTTTACAATTCCCACATCGCTTCATACTCTCAAGTTTTTTCTCAAGCTCATCAATTCTCAATTGTTGGTGCGAGTATGCCGATTTCACTTTCATCCATGATGCTGTTTCATATCCATCACTTCTCGCATCTATTACTTGATCTATAACATCAAAAGCATCACTAGGCTGTTTGTCTTGGCAATCGGGGCAAGCTTCCCATGTAGTATGAGACTCTCCGTCATCTTCAATATGTTTAATTAGCTTTATTTTACTATCGCCACAAGTCTTGCAGATTGGCTCTTTTAATAATGCATCATAATCAGTCTTATCTAAAAAAACGTCTTTATCCCCTCCAATTGCTTTTTCCATCATTTCATTGAGCTTTTGCTGATCTCTTTCGCATCTCTTCCCTTTCCTCATCTCAGTTCCTCCCGAGAATAATAGTTCAATAATTCCTCCATCAATTGCCGGGCTTCCTCCGGGGTTTGGAAAGTTTGAACAGGTTTATTATCAACACAGATCATGTGCCCATTATACCCGAGATCATCATATGTAATTATTGTTTTATTGACAATGTACAACCCGGAGGTTTCCGTGAAATGCGAGACCACATATGGTTGTTCCACGACAACAGGCTCTTCCCCTGATAAAGCATAAGTAATTGCCAACAAGGTTGCGACAAGGATTCCTGCGACAAGAGCTGTAAAAATCATAGCAATAGGTATTTTCTGACCACTCATTCTTTCACCACCTTCGGGAGAACTTCAGTCAGAACCTTCTCAACCTCACGATAACAGGACACGCAAAGGTCAGCTGATTTGCCATTTGTATCTTCCCGGTAACCATGCTCATTAACACCAGTATGAAATGTTAAATGGATCATCTGAATGGTTGGTTTATTATACTCTGTTTTTGTATTCTTTCCGCATCTGTCGCATTCTTGTATTGTCATAAATAGAACTCCAATTCATTAGCATTTTTGTTAATAGCATCCAGCACCTCAGCTTGTTGTTCTGAAAGCCAAGTTGTCAGATCACTCCAATGTTTTTCCTCGCAACCTCCGTGATGGCATTTGAAAGCTCCAACGAAACCATTATCAGCATCGGGTATTCTTATGGATGCCCCGTTGTCTACAGAGCCAGTGTGATGGGCTGTCCATGGGCATTTTATATCCAGCCACCCTTCCATATTCTCCACATCAGCTTTCACCATCCCGGCTGACCGCAGAGCAGTCCTCACATTTACAAAATCCCGGATGGATGCTGCCTTGTCAATAGTTGCTCCCCGAGGTATTTGCCGGGAAGGTCTATTCAAATTTATTCCGAAGGCTTCAGCAATCTTCTCCGGGCTATATCTTCTCATTGGCACCCATTCTTCCATCCGCACCTGCCAAGGCTTTCCATCACGCAAATATTTCTCTTTGCCGTTGATTCCGTATGGTGGTCTGAATACCCGATTAACACCAGCCATCCCGGTGTCAGATCCAAGAAATTGTTTCTCAATAAATCCCTTGATCAGATTCTCGAACTTCACCCGGTCAGTCACCAATCGGTCAAACATATAGATAGCCTGAAAATTGCCCGGAGAAGTCTCAACCAGAGCTGTGGGTGGTAAAGGATCAATAGTGCTCATCGGGAACTTTGCGCCCACACCTGAGCCCAGGTCATCGATCATAAGGAGCAATCCCCCTGCAAAGTTCTCCTTTCTTCTCCGATACTCGCCACGCTCATTCTGCTTCATAGCTGAAACTGTCAAATAAATATTCGCGACAGGATCCAATTGTTGAATCTGCGACAGCGGTTTGGCTTTCCACTTCCCCCGGCTATCTGCATGGGGATCTCCCCGGAACTGACACAGCATCATCCGGGCTTGCTTCGGGACAAACAGATTCATCTCATGCAAAAACTCAGTTATCAACATTCTGGTTCCTCCGGGAGTTCACACCAATGAGTAATTTCAATTTCATCAACATGGTAATGAGTCTCCTCTGATAAGTTCCATTCATACCACCCCTCAGGCCAATAGAACTTATCCTCTGTTTCTGAATAATCACAATCGCCATCATAATCGCCATCCTCTTCCTTGGTCATAGCCGGGAAGTATACAGCTTTTATTTTTCTGCCCTTTTTGTAATGATTCTTGCCAAATGCAAGAACTGCTCTTGGGGGTGGGAAACCAACAATTGCTATTTTATTCCACATCAATAAACCCCACCAAATCTTTCAAAATATTTTTTGCTTCCGGGGTCAGCTCATCCACGATGTAGCAAAGTTGCGTCCCCCGGTTATGGGAGGAAATCTGACCAAGGGAATGACAGAAGCCATTCAACAATTTCGCTTGTATATCGTTTGAGCTATGCCCAATATCTATACCTATGTCATAGGCAATAATTTCTATACTCGATTTTATCATATCAATCCAACTTTGTAAGCCAATAGAATCTGAATGGCTTTCCATCGATATTTATTCTCACAGCAGATTCAGCATATTCACCGCAACGGGCTGGTTTTTCAATCATAGCTTCCGGGAAAAGTTTCCTGCCGCCTGCAATATGAAGCTGATCCATCTCATAACACATCAGGTGATTCCCGATCGATTTTGAGCAGGAAAATTGCGCCAGTTGTCTACTCTTCCGGGCAAACCGTATCAAATCTTTGATTGCTCTATTTTTTTCGTTCATTTCGTTCTCCTTGTGGGATGGGCTTCCATTTTCGGAAGCCCATCAAATTAAAACTTGCCGTCAGTCTCTTTTGCTTCGGATGATTCGTTATAGTTGACACGAGCTTCCCCGGCTGCAACAGTCTCATGGAAATCTTTCCCCATAGCATACAACCCAGCATCGGTGATGAAACCTTCAGATTCTACCTTGACACCAAACCAGCTTCCCTGATCGTTGGACTCGGGAACGGTTTTGATGCGTATTTTATTCATCCATGTCGGAGGTGTCTGAAGTCCTTTTGGGGTTTCAACCTTCACCGCGCTCAGCAGACTCATCAGCTGTTTAGACTTCTTGATCTGAGAACTGCTCAGAGACAAGAGAACCTGCGAAGCTCCCGCATCAGAAATGAGGATGCCAAAATGGTTTCTTGTATCCACCATCTGATCATGTTTTTTGGGATCTGGAACAGGCTCAGCCGTGACATAAAGCTTTCCGTCAAGCTCTGTAATAGGAAGATCAGCAGAACCTCTCTGAACCGCGAAGTCCTCAGGAAGCATTTCACCCTTATACCCGGCTGAATCTCCTCTTGGCGCCCATCGCACGAATCTTCTCTGGAAAGATGACGGAAGGAAAATTGTCCCCTCATCGCCATCAATCAGTTCATTTGTTACAGTATTCAGGAGCATCCCCGGTTTTGCTGCTTCCATATACAGCGCATCATTCCGGGTGACCTGTGGGGAATTACTCTGGATAACTCTCAGAAAGGGGATTGCAAATGATTCCTTGTCTGTTCCTTCCATACCTGCGCCAGCATCTGCGCTGAAATCGATACCTGTCATTAGTGATTTGTCTTTTACTTCTTCTAGTTCTTTTTTAGCCATTATTTACTCCTTGTAATTGTAGCTTTTGAATATGGGAATACATTGAACAGATCCATGGGGATTTTATTCCCAGCTGTCATCTGTTCTTTTACGAATGCTTTCAAAGTTCCGGGGTGGACTGCCTCTTTGAGTTCAGGTGAATAACCAAGCTCTTTGAGCTCTTCTGTTACCTTATCAGCAACCACTCTGTCTCCTCTTCCGAATGCCATCGCAACTTCTGTTTTAATAAGTCCACCGAACTTATTGTCCAATAACCATTTCAGAGCTGGGCCAGGATTACTCTTTGTAATACTCGCGTCAACTTCCTCCTTGATTTTTACTTCCGAACCATCAGTCAATGTGAACTTGGTCAATCCCAGTTCATTCATCAGGGCTGGAAGGTCTTCACGCTCCAAACTGGTCACAATTTTCTTTACTGCTTTTGCCTCCTGTTCTAATCTTTTTAGTTCTGTCTGCTGTTCCTGAAGCAGTTCAGCCAATTTTACAACTCTTTGTAAATCGCTCATAGTTTCACCTCAACTTTTTCGTACCTATGCTGTTGTCTGTCCCATCGCAATACCCGAGCGCAATCAAATGCCTCGTTTGCATAAAGGATAGCCGCAGCCACCAATATAACGTCCCCCACGCTCAAAATGTAATCCCCCGGCATCATTTCTCCTTTGATACAATCCTCAATCGCATCGAAAGCATCATCATAATTTGATGGCTTTCCTTCAAAAATCGGTTGAAGTTCTCCGAAGACTGAAGCTGGGTTGAGATCAATTGATGGGATTCTTTTTTGCGTGACATTGTCATACCGGGTAGGTAAATTGGGTATGAATACTTTTGCCATTTCGTTCTCCTTATCTCGTTCTGAAATCAATTATTAACCCAAACTCAAGTTTAGAAAACCCCAAATACAAAAGTTCTCAAAAAAATATGTTTTTCTGTCCCT